GATCCAAAGTCATTACAATTAGCCGAAGCTCGTCAATATGTGGCTTTAGAATTGGCTCGGGCTTGCGGAATCCCAGCCTACTTCTTGAGCGCCGAAACGACTTCGATGACTTACTCAAACGCTGTGTCCGAGCGGCGCTCACTAGTTGATTTCTCACTTCGCCCGATTCTCAAAGCAATCGAGGAGCGTCTATCGCTTCCGGACTTTGTGCCAAATCCTGTGATGGTGAGATTCTCACTTGACGACTTTCTACGCGGCAACGCTTTGGAACGCGCTCAAGTGTACGAAATCTTGAACCGCATCGGCGCGATGAGCGTTGAGCAAATTCAACGCGAGGAGGACTTAATCCCCAATGAAGATTAATATGCCAATGGTCGTAACTGCGGCCGATACAGTAAAGCGCACAATTAGCGGAACAATTGTCACTTGGAACGAGCAGGGAAATACCTCTGTCGGGCCAACAGTTTTCGCAGCTGATTCAATTGAAATGAAGCCTGTTAAGTTGCTACTCGAGCACGACAGAACAAGACCCATAGGGAAGCTTGTCAGCCACGAAGTTTCAGACAAAGGGATAACGGCTGTATTTCGTATAGCCAACACAATGGCTGGCGAAGATGCGCTGGTTGAGGCAACCGAAGGCTTACGCGATGGATTCAGCGTTGGCGCACAAATTAACGAATGGACAAACAACAAAGGGACAATGCTTATCACCTCAGCAACCCTTGATGAAGTTTCTCTGGTAACTGATCCAGCAATTGATAGCGCTCGCGTTAGCGAAGTCGCAGCTTCTGAAAACGAAGCACCTAAAGAAGATTCTGCTCCGGCAACCGCTGAAGCAGACAAACCAACCGAAGGAGAACAAGTGTCAGACACTACCGTTCCAGCTCCTGCCGAAGAAACGGTAGAAGCTGCTAAGGTTGAAGCCGCTGCGCCACGCCCAGCGTTCTTCACCACTCCTCGCCTTGAGTTTACAAAGGCGAAATACCTCGAAGCATCAATTCGCGCAAAAGTTTATGGCGATGATGCATCACGTCAGTACGTTATGGCTGCCGATGACACCACAAGCAACAACGCTGGTCTCATTCCGACTCGCCAATTGACAGAGGTAATCAATCCTCTCTCCAATGCAGATCGCAGCACCATTGATGCTATCTCCACAGGAGTTCTACCAGATGCAGGAATGACTTTCGAAATTCCTAAGATTACCGCTGTCCCAACAGTCGGTGAAGAAGCAGAAGCTGCTGCAATTGATGAAACAGGAATGACAAATAACTTCCTTACTGTAAACGTAAAGAAGTTTGCTGGCGGCCAGACTTTCTCAGTTGAACTTTTGGATCGTTCAAACCCATTGTTCTTTGATGAGCTCGTTCGTCAAATGGAATACGCATACGCTCACGCAACAGATAAGTTCGTTGCTGCTGGCTTGCTTTCCAATGGTCTTTCAGCGACAACCGCTCAAGCAAATAGCGCAACCGGCCTTCTAGGTTATGCTGCTGAAGCTGCTAAATTGGTTTACACAAATTCTCTCGGATTTGCTCGTAATATCATTGTCACACCGACTCAATGGCAAAACATTATGGGTTACAACGATTCCGGACGCCCAATTTACAACGCAATTGCGCCTCAAAACGCAGCTGGTGTTGCTTCTCCAGATTCACTACGCGGAAGCGTTGCTGGATTAAATCTTTACGTCTCACGCGCGATGGCTTCCAATGCCGGAGCCGCTGGAACTGCTGGAGATGGATCAATGTTCGTAGTTAATCCAGATGCTTACACTTGGTACGAATCGTCACGATTCCGCCTACAAACAAACGTTGCTCTCAATGGACAGGTCGAAGTTGCCTATTATGGCTACGGAGCGCTTGCCGTGAAAGTTGCGAACGGAAACGTTTACTTCGCGTTTGCTGAGTAGTAATTTCCAAAAGTGACGGCCAGTCCGCTCCCGAGCTGGCCTGTCACCCTCTAGATTGAAAGGACGGCGAGATGCCAACAATTGTTACGGCTGCAGAGCTGAGAACCATTCTTGGCGTCTCGTCTTCCCTATATTCAGACGCCTATCTTGCTGACATTGTGGACGCCAGTGAAAATCTTGTGTTGCCAATGCTTGTCACTTTTCAAAGCAAAGTGGATAAAGTTTATTTAGAAAACAACGTTGCCTACTTTCACACCGCGACAATTCACGAATTTACCGAAGGCCAATCGGTTGTCATCACAAGTGTCGGAGCGCCTTTTAACGGTACTCATACAGTTACAGATGATTTAATTGGCCCCTATGTATTTACCGCCGCCATCACAAATGCTGACGTATTGGAAAAGAACATTATCCCAGCCGGAAACGCTGCGCTCTCTGGTGCATCAACCTATGTGGGAAATGCCAACGTCGAGGCTGCCGTTTTGGCTATTTCTGTCGAAATCTTCCAAGCCAGAACTGCCGCTGGAGGATCAATCGAAGGCATAGATTTTGCAGTAACACCTTACAGACTTTCAAAAAATTTATTGGCAAAGGTAACTGGCCTTCTTGGCCCCTATCTTGATACCGATGCGATGGTGGGTTAATGCCTGCCTCCACAGTTCTATCTTCTATCCGAACACCGCTGGCGACTGCACTCGCCTCCGTTTCGGCTAACGTTTATTCCTACGTTCCCGAAGCTGTGCAAGTTCCAGCGGTTATTCTTGTTCCAGATTCACCTTACTTAGAATTAAACACAATTAACGACTCAACAATTCACGCCAAGATTAATATGACGATTACTTGTGGAGTCGCTTATCTTTCCAACCCAGCTTCTCTCGACAATCTTGAGCAGCTTATATTTTCAGTTTTGGCAGTTATTCCGGACGGCTACACAGTCGGCCCAGTAGAACGGCCATCGGTAACGCAAGTGGGTGCAGTCAATTTATTGGTTGCAGATATTCGCGTTTCCACCTATTACACACAGACTAACTAAGGAGAAAAAGTGGCAACAGTAGTTATTACTGGTCGCGACGTTTCGCTATCTTTCACAGGTGGAACAGATATTGAAGCCCAAGCGACAAACGCTGTCTTGACAAAGACCAACGTTCGCGAGACTTATCAGACTCTCGATGGTGAGGCTTACAAGACAGTTAATATCGAAGGCACATTCCAGCTAGATATGCTTGCAGACTGGGGCAAGGCTAACTCTGTATGCGAAGCACTTTGGACAGCAGCAGAGACCGCACCAGATACAAACATTAACATTACTCTCACCGCTGCAACTGGCGCTCAATTTGTTTTCCCAATTCTTCCAGAGTTCCCAACAGCTGGCGGATCAGGGATTGACGCACAGACAGTATCGTTCACCTTCAAAGTGGCAAAGGGTGAAGTAACAGAGACCTTCAGCTAAGAGATCAGGAGAATCGGGAGATGAAGTTAGCAATTACAATTAAATACACGAATGGCGAGGAAGTCACCTACAACGCCGGACTCCCAGAGTGGGCGAAGTGGGAACGCAAAACGGGTAAGTCAATTTATTCGATGAAGGATATTTCGGCTTACCAGCAAGCGGACTTCCTCGACCTAGCCTATTTCGCTTACAAGCGAGAGGCGGCAGGAAAACCGACTAAGTCTCAAGAAGTGTGGGAGTTATCGGTTGAAGAAATGACGATTGGAGATGACAGCCCAAAAGTTTCGAAGCCGGAAGCATCAACCGATTAATAATCGAGATTGCAATTGCAACCGGTATACCAATGAGCGAGTGGACTGACATAGACCAAGTTCTAACGGCGATTGAGATATTGAAGGAGCGCAAAGGTGGCAGATGAGTTACCAATCAGCTATGACAAGCGCGAACTTCGTTCAATCATTACCGCGTTCAAAGCGATGGACGATGAAGCTGTTGATGCGGCTAAACGCGAAAGTTCTGCGCTGGCTCGATATGCCGCGAATGAAGTCAGGGCCTACGGCATCACAAGAACCTTTGGACAAGCCGTTGTCGATCGCATTACAAGCGGCGTTAAAGTTTCCAGCACCTCGAAGATTGGCGAGTTCTCTTATGGATTCGCGTCTCAGCGTTTCTCTGGTGGAGGATCAACTAAAGACCTCTGGGCAGGTTACGAATTCGGATCTAATCGTTATCGTCAGTTCCCACGACGCACCCCACGCAAGGGGCGAGGAAATTCTGGCTATTTCATCTATCCAGCACTTCGCAAAATTCAGCCTGAATTAGTAAAGAAATGGGAAGAAGCGTTTTCAAAGATTTTGAAGGAGTGGGATAAATAATGGCTGGAAGTAGAACCCTTAAGTTATCCATTCTTGCTGACGTTGATAACCTTAAAAAGAATTTAGATACCGGCTCAAAAGAGGTCGAAGGCTTTGGCGGTAAGATGGAGAAATTTGGCAAGGTTGCTGCCGCTGCTTTCGCTGCTGCTGCCGCTGCGGCTGCTGCCTATGCTGGCAAGTTAGCCATTGAAGGCGTTAAGGCTGCCATTGAAGATGAAGCCGCTCAAAAGCGTCTTGCCACAGCTCTCAAGAACGTCACCGACGTCACCGATGAACAGATTGCTGCGCTTGAGGATCAGATACTTAAAACCTCGCTCGCCACAGGCGTAGCCGATGACAAACTCCGCCCAGCACTCCAACGCTTAACTGTGGCTACAAAAGACGTTACCAAGTCCCAAGATCTTCTCAAGCTCGCTTTAGATATTTCAGCTGCAACCGGCAAAGATGTAGAGACAGTTTCTAATGCTTTAGCGAAGGCTTATGAAGGCAATACTGGCGCTTTAACCCGTCTCGGTGTGGGCATCACCGCAGCACAAGCCAAGACTCTCGGATTTGAAGGCACAGTTAAGCAATTGTCGGACACCTTTGGTGGATCAGCAAAAACTCAAGCCGAAACCTTTGAAGGTCAGATTCAGCGTCTCAAGGTTGGTTTTGATGAAGCTAAAGAGTCAGTCGGTGCAGCGCTGCTGCCTACTTTGAAGAATCTGCTCGATTACTTTATTAACACAGTTATTCCAAAATTCCAAGAAGCCAAGTCTGCGGCTATTGATCCGATTGTGAAAGCCTTCAAAAACAATGAGGAAGCGTTGCGCGATTTATGGGAATTCACGAAAGACTTCATCGTTCCTATATTCACAGGCGCTCTAATGACTGCTATCAAAGGTGTCGGAACGGCTGTCGGCGGCGTTGTCAATATCATCGGAACTGTTGTTACAAAGGTTAAGGGATTAGTGAACGATGCGATTAACGCAATCAACGCAGTTATTCGCGCTTACAATGCAATTCCAATTCTGCCAGATATTAAAACAATACCGACTCTAGGCACAGGCGCATCAACTGGCCCAATGGGTAATATCTCAATGAGCACCGGTGGCGCTTCAACGACAACCCCGACTCCTAAAATTCCAGCCATTACAACAACGACAACGACCGCAACGCCAAAGGTCACGGCAACGACGGGAGTAATGCCAACCTACCCAAGTGGCGGCCCTGCTGGCGCACCAATCACAGTCGGAAGCCGATTTGACGTAGCAGCTGCTCGAGCTGGTGAAGAAAAGGGCAACGTTGTTATTAACGTCAATGCTCCAAGCGTTATTGACGAAGAAGGTTTCACTCGGGCAGTCGTTCTAGCCCTCAACAATTCCACTAATCGCGGCACAACTGGCGCTGGCGATTTAAGGTCTAACGCCCAGATCTTATGACAGCTTGGACACCCGTCTGGCGAATTAAAGCCAATGGCACAGAGGTCACCTCAGTCACTTTGGCTGACCTACAAATTACAACAGGCAGAACCGATATCAACTCGCCAACCCCTGCTGGTTATTGCTCACTTCGTCTTATTAACACCGATAACTCAGTTTATTCATTCACAGTCAATACCTCAATCCTCATCGAAGTCCAAAATAGTTCAGCGACTTATGTGCCTATCTTCGGCGGTCGTATCTCGGACATTCGCCAAGTCGTCACCTCAGCTGGTAACGCCGCGGCAGTTACAACGATTAACATTACAGCCATTGGCCCTCTTAGCAGATTACAAAGGGCAACCTTTGATGGCAATTTAGCTGAAGGATTAGACGGCGCACAGATACAAGACCTGCTCGATGATCTACTGCTCAACTCTTGGAATGAAGTCCCAGCTGCCGAAACTTGGAATACCTAT